ATTAACAAGAAGTATAGAGAAGAAAATAAAGAAGCATTAATAGAATATAATAAAAAATTTAAAGCAGAAAATAGAGATAAGATTAATGCAAATGAAGCTAAATATAGAGCCTCAAAGCTTAATGCCACTCCAAAATGGCTAACTAAAGAGCACTTAAATCAAATTAAATCTCTATATAAAGAAGCAAAAGAATTAGAAAAGCTAAACAATATCAAATATCATGTGGATCACATAGTACCTTTACAGGGTGAAAATGTTAGCGGACTTCACGTGCCTTGGAATTTAAGAGTTATAACTGCAGATGAAAACTTCAGTAAAAACAATAGGCTGACTCTCTAGTATAATAGGGGAATGGCTAAAGCAAAAAAGAAGAAACCTAAATACAATGAAAATAGCGCAATACGCTCTGCAGTTCGCAGGGCGTTTTCGCGTTCTCCCTTAGTTCAAGAGGTCTTAAAAGACGCTCGTAGTGAACAACCTAAATACAATAAAGATGGATCATTGGCCAAAAAACCAAGTGTTTTTTATACCTGTGCTCAATGTTATAATAAATTCAAAGGCAAACATGTTGCTGTAGATCATATCGATCCTGTTATTCCAATAGGTGAAGAGTTTAAAGATTGGAATACTTTCATCTTTAGACTGTGGTGTAAAAAAGATAACTTACAAGTCCTATGTTCCTACAAACTTAAAGAGGCTGATCAGTACGGCGGAAAAAACTCATGTCACCATGATAAGACGCAAAATGAGAGAATTGCTAGAAAGGCACTGACAGATCTACCAGATGAAAATTAATATATTGTATAACTGAGATATTAGAAAACAAATAATATCTTGGAGGATATAATGAGTAAAGAAAAGAAGTGGGAAAAGATCTTGTCAGAAACTTATGTAAGTGCTAACCTTAACTTAACTGAAGAAGAAGCAAAGAATAAATTGATTGAAGCTCAATTTGCAATTAAGCAGATCAATCAAGAGAAAGAAGACGATGAACAACTTAATTCAGCAAAAGAAATTGCTAAAGAATTAGGTGCTGGATACTCTGCTGCTGCAAAGCATGAAAAAGCAAAAGTAGAATTTTTATTAGAAATTATTGAAAAGAAAAGGGTGGTATAATTTATGAGTTTAAAAACAGATTTCTTGGATGGAGCCAATGGCTTTACCCAACAGATGGCAGATGTATTTGCCCAAGGTGAAAGTTTTATTGCAACTAATCTAGCAACTATTACAACACAATTACAAGAGAATGCAGCAAAAGGTTTAAAGAAGTTTAAAGTAACCCTTTTATCTCCTTTTGAACCTGCTAATTTAAGACTTAAAGGTCTTCATATGAATACTTATTTTTCTGGTATTCAGTCTGCATTACTTGCTGAAGAAATTTATAACTATGAAGTCGTTATCTCTCTGAACACGAATGATACTATCGATACGAAAATTGATCTAGACTTCACTTTCTAATTCCTCCACGGAAAGGCCTCTACTCGAGGCCTTTTTGTATTCGGTACAATCTATATATTAAGAATCTTAATCCCCTCATTAACGTTTGAGGTCTAAGGAGCAATCATGAACTATCTCTGGCTGGATACAGAAACAACTGGTCTCAGCGAATACAAGCACGATATTATCCAATTAGCATGTATACCAGTAATCAATGGTGTACGTCAAAAATCATTTAACGAGTTTTGTCAACCAACAAATTGGAATAACATTCAAGATGAAGCTATTGCTGTTCACGGTATTACCCGTGATATGATGGCAACGTTTCAAACTCAAGAAGACCTTCTAAATAATTTCATTAAATACGTAAATTCCTTTGGAGTTAAGTTTACTATTGCAGGTTATAACGTAGGATTTGATAAGAAATTCATTTCAGCTACGTTCTCTAAATATAAGAAATCAAGTGAATTCTTTAAAATGTTCACTATTAATATACATGATACTTTCGTAAGAGCTAAATCTGTTAAATCTCAGATCGCAGTTCAATCTCTTAAACTAGAAGTTGTAGCTCCACATTTTGGCATCTTTATTAACGCACATGATGCATTATCAGATATTGATGCAACTATCCAAGTTGATAAGATCATCTCAGGATTGATTGGAGAAGACGATACAGTATATGTGCCAGATGCAGCATTTGCATCTGTAGAAATCAGTGCTAAGATGCCGGAGATGGCACAATTGCACATCCATTCACAATACAATATGATCGACGGTATTCCACTTCCATCAGAATGGTATGAATGGGCAGAGCAGAATAATGTTCCAGGTTTATCAGTTGTTGATCAAGGTACTGGAATTTCACTGTTTGAATCTATTAGAAACAAATCTAAAACTGTAGCTATCTCAGGTATGGGATTAAACGTCAGACCGAAAGATGAAGATGAACAGGTATTAGAAATGCTTACAGGTGAAAAGGCTAAGTTCTTTAGCTTAAACGCTTGGGCAGTAAATGAAAAAGGATACTTCAATTTAGTTAAACTATCCTCATTGGGATATGATAGTTCTGAAGAAATCAATGGTATTAATACTCCAATTCTTACATTAGATCAAGTTAAAGAACACAAAGAAGGTCTTGAATTTGGTACTGCAGATGTTAATGGCTGTATTGGACAGGCTATTCAAGCTGGTGATAAAGCATTAGCGGAACAAAGATACTTAGAACTCGTAGCTGAATTAGGTGAAGTCCATATTGAGTTTAACCCAATTGATATCGTTCAAATTTGGGATTCAAAGATTGGATTTAGAAGTATCAAAAGTAACGATCTTATTCCAGATGGAAACTTAAGTAAAGCATATAACAGATACCTTATGGAACTTGTAGATAAATACAAACCTAAGTGTATTCCAGTGTCTGGAGCATGTTATATTCTTCCAGAAGATAAGGTTGTTCAAGACTGTCTTTCTAAGAACGCAAGCACTGATGGTAAACATTATCAAGAAGAGTATGTCATTAAGAAGACAGAACAAATTTTCAAAGAACTTAAATCTCATCTAGGTGATTGGCTTACAGAAGATAAATTCATTGGTTGGATTGGCAATACACTTTCTATTGTAGAAAAAGCTAAAGATATTAAAATCGAGTTTAAGCATCATCTTCCAAAGATTGAAATACCAGAGTATATTCAGTCTAAAACAGATGATTATGACATGCAAACCTATTACTTTCTAATGGATAGGATTAAGTTCCATGGTCGTTGGAATGATTCTAAAGTGTATGTAGAACGATTCAAGAAAGAACTTGACGTTATCATGAAGAATAAGGCAATGAATTTCTTGCCGTACTTCTTAGTTTATGAAGATGTATCTACATTCTCTAGAGACGCAGGATTCTTACAATCTATCGGAAGAGGTTCTGCTGGTGGATGTCTAATCTCTTATTATCTAAAGATTATTCATGTTGATCCAGTTGCAACTAAACTACCGTTTGAGAGATTCCTTTCTCACGCTCGTATTAATGCGGGTTCTTGGCCAGATATCGATATGGATATTTCAAGAACAGCTCGTCCATTAGTTATGAAGTATCTTCAGAATAAGTATAAGTTAGGATTTGCACAAATCTCTACACTCTCTACAATGAAGACTAAGAATGCAATTAAAGATGCTATGTCAGCAATCTATCAGCGTAATCGTAATGACTTTGAAATCAAACAATTGTGTGAATCTATTCCTGACTCTCCACAAGGAGTTGATGAGAAAGACTTCTTATATGGATACACAGACAAAGAAGGTGTAGAACATAGAGGTCACATTGAAGATAATCAAATGCTGGTTAACTTCTTTAATAGCTATCCAGAAGTTAAAGAGCTTGTAGATAGACTTCTTGGTATTGTTCGTGGTTGGTCTCGACATGCTTCTGCATTCGTTATCTCAACTATTGACTTAAGAGACGGTCGTATTCCAACCCTCAGAATGTATGATAATGGTATGGATGATTACATTAACGTAGCTCAATATAACGGAGATATGTGTGGTGCAAGTGGTCTAGTAAAAGCTGACCTTCTTGGTCTTAATACTATGGCCATGGTTACTGATTGTGTTAACTTATTAAAAGGTAAGATTAATTATTTAGAAGAAGATAAGAATGGTGTTGCATTAATTTATAGACTTCCAGAAGAAGCAGATGTATATACTGATTTTTATAATCAAAAGACGGATTCATCATTTCAGTTTAATACTTATACCGTTAAGGCGGCAGTGCCACAATTCATGCCAACAGAACGAGAGCACTTATCTATTATGACAGCTCTTCTTCGTCCAGGTGCTATGGATGCTCTTGTTGAAGATGATATTTCAGCAACACAATGGTACATGGATGTTCGTATGGGGAAACGTAAAGCCAAGTATATTCATCCAGATCTAGAACCAATTTTGAATGAAACATACGGAATTATTGTTTATCAAGAGCAAGTTATGGAGATTTTAGTATCTATTTGTGGATATACTCTTGAAGAAACAGATCGTATCAGAGATGCAATTGCTAAGAAGAAGCATGAAGTTATGATGGCTGCATTTGATAAGATCAGAGAAGCAACATCTAAACGTAATTGGTCTAAAGAGCAACAAGATAGTTTATGTCAAACAATTCAAGCTTTCTCTAGATATTCATTTAACAGAAGCCATAGTTATTGTTATGCTGAACTTGGATATATTACAATGTACCTAAAACACTTCCATCCTCTAGAATGGTGGGCAGCAGTTTTAAACAATGAAGGTAAGGAAGATAAAGTTAGAGCATTCATTTCTTTACTTGGAGATATTATTCAACCTCCATCTCTTAGAAAGCCATCTGATCTTTATATGGTTGATGAAGACCATATTATTGCACCAATCTCAGCAATTAAAAGAGTTGGTCCATCATCTGTGACAGAACTTGTCAAGAAAGGTCCATTCCTCTCTCTTGAAGATTATGTTAAAAGAGTTGATCATAGTAAGGTAAATAAGGGAGTTATTGAAGCGTTAGTTAAAGGTAGAGCAGCAGATGCATTCTTTGATAACACACTAAAATCCTATGTTGATAGAAAATTAGACTTCTTGAATAGATATAACCATCTTCGTGGTGGTAAGATTGCGTGGAATTTAGATGTAACAACTAGAGATCCAATGGAAATCTTCTTCATGGAGAAAGAGTTTAACAAGACATTCAACAAGAACTTACTTTCTGAACCAGAGATTAGAAACATGATCTTTACAAGATGGCCAGATATGAAGCCAACTGGACGTAAAGGCATTCCATTCATGATTAATAAGACACCAGTAATTTCTTCTTTGAAGATCGCTGAAGGCTTATTGGCCAAAGAACATGAAGGTGAAATTGCGATGATTATGTTGTATACCGCTTCTAATATTAAGAAAGGTGTATCTAAGAAAAGTGGTAAACCATATTCTTTCTTAAATATTGCATTATCAGATGGATATAATGAGGCTGAGTCTGTAGACTGGAAGAAAACTAAACCTCTTCGCTATAAAGAAAACAGTATTGTTTGTGTGAGAGGCACTTTGAGAAAAGGTTATAAAACATCGATTAGTATAAATTTAAGAGAAATAGAAAATATAGAGGAACTATGATAGAAGAAACAGAATATGAGTATGTAAAACCGCAGTTTAGTAATGAGATTTTTAAATCTTATCCAACTAGACAAGAGCTTACAGTTGGTGAATTAATTGAGATATTAAAAGCTCTTCCACCAGAACTTGAAATCACTTATGATAGTGGATATGGAAAACTCTATGCAGAAGAAATTCATTATAATAACAAGCAAGTAATATTAAACAATTAAGGAGAAGGCATGTCTACATTTGAAAGAGTAAACACAGCACCAACAAAATTAGAGAAGAATGAACTAGTAATTATGAAACCAGATTTTCAAAGAGAAATCGATTCAACTAGAGGCAAAAGAGGAATATCAAACAGAACAACCTCATCGGGTCTTAGAGACCTATTTATGGCCCTTAATGATAACTACGACACCAACATCAACCCTTTTGCTTTGAAACTATCTAAGTATGAAGGACATGTTATTGAAAATGATGACCAAATCCGCGGTGTTATGAACAAGATCATCGAAGATAATAATTTACCGGTCTATGAAAAGATTATTGAACATACTTTAAAGACTAGAAACCCTGCAATTACAAGTATTTACTATGTTTCTGATGACCTTTCTGGAGTGAATGGATTCATTAGATTTGGCTTTAATCCCGTGATTAAAGACTCAAAAAAGAAAGAAAAAGAGAAAGTCGAATAAAAGATTGTGGTATAATATACCTATGTTCAAATGAACAGTTAATAAATACTATGGCTTAATTGCTATTTAAGGAGAATTCACATGGCTCAAATTTCCATCAACATGGACTCACTCAACCCAAAATCATTCAAAAAGACAGTACGTCATAAGATCAAAGGCGGTCTTAATACGTTTCGTTTTTTACCTCCACATGGAGTAGAATCAAACGGTTATCCATACCGTAAGTGGAATGTTATCTGGGGACTTACAGATCCTAATTCAGGAAGAGTAAGACCGTTCGCTTCATCTTCAACTTATGAAGGTCAATGTCCAGTTTTCGATTACCTAGAGTTACTAAAGCAAAAACTTGAAGCTGAAAAGATTCAATTGCTTTCTAAAGGTAAGACAGAAGACGAGATCAACACTAAGTTTAAAGCTGTAAACGATTTCATTTCTGCGATCAGACCTAAGACTGTATTTGCTTACAATGCTTCAGATAAGTCTGGAACAGTAGGTGTACTAGAACTTAAGACAACTGCTCATAAAGATGTTCTTAAAGTAATGAACCAATACATTAAAGATTACAACCAAGATCCTACATCTTTGAGCTCAGTAGTTCAAGATTCAGGTGTTTGGATTAACATCACTCGTGATGGTGAAGGATTTAAAACTACTTATTCTGCTGCTAAGAGTCAAATCATGGCAAAGAATGAGCAAGGTATTCCTTCTTATCAAGATGATAGAAGTCCTTTAGCAGAAAATATCTCTGCAAGTTACTCAGACCTAGCTTACGATCTTAATACGATCTATCAGAAGCTTACGTATGCTGAACTAAAAGAAATCTTAGTTGCTAATATCGTTCATGCTGCTGAAACAATGCCGGAACTTGCAGTTCCTGGTTTTGGTCTTGATGATGTAGAATTTTCTACTCCATCTGCAGGTGTTTTTGCAACTAGCTCTCCATCTCAATCAATTCCAGCTTCAGCTCCGATCGTTAAAGGTGCTGGTGCAAAGATCAACCTAGATGTTGATGTCAATCTTGATGAAGATGAAGACTTACTAGCAATGGCAGACAATCTATTCAAATCATAATGAGGTAACAAATGGCTAATGAGTTGCAGTCTTTGGACGTAACTAAATTGGTCTTTTACACTGAAAAAATTAAAGAAATTGGGGAGCTCAACAAAATGTTGGCTCCTCTTTATCTCCGAGATTTTATCAATGCAATGGACTTAACAAGTAGTATGCTTTCAAAAGCTACTAAATCTAATTTAGATGCTAAATCTACATTAGAAAAAATGAAGGCTATTGCCTATTTAGATAAGTCAGAAGAATATTGTAAAGAGAAAGGAATTAAGATGTCTAACGGTATCAGAGAAGCATACGTAGATCTGGACGAGGATGTCATTAAGGCCAAAGAACAATTTAATGCATCTGAAGCTATGTGCGTGTTCTTAAAGAACAAATACCAGGCTTTTAGATGTGCTCATGATGATGTTAAGAAGATATCATTTAACGACACACAAGGAACCGGATTCGAAGGTTTTTAATAAGGAGAAAGTATGAAATTAAAATTCACATGTGCAAGCGAAGGCGAGAAAGCGCAAACAGTTACAGTAGCTCAATTACTAAATGTATTTGATAATACTGAAGTAGACAATTTTTACAAAGGTGCTAAATACAGAGTTTATTTTACTAATGAAACAAGTGTAGAAGGATATATTAATAGAGAGTTTAAAACTCTATATATTCCTGCGGCTAACTTGCCAAAAGGATTTAAGCGAGCTACGATCGGAAATCCTGTTAGTAGAACTGTTAAGAGTCTTAAATTTATTAAAGGATAATTATGAGCGTAAGTAAATGGATGTCTAAATTAGAGGGTGACTTTGCAAAAGTCGCAGCTTCTATGCCAAAACCATCTGAAAACGTAATCCAACTACCATCGCCCAGCTTCAACTGGGCAGTTGGTAATGGTGGAATTACAGAAGGTAAGGCAGTATGTTTCTTTGGACCAGAATCGTCTGGTAAATCTCTTCTTTCCCAATTAGCGTTAATTGAGATTCAAAAGAAACATCCACAATCAATTCAGATTTTAGTTGATGCAGAATTCAGCTTTAACCCTGATTGGTTTAGCAAATTGGGTGGTGATCTCAACAGACTGTTAGTAAAACAAACTAACGATCCTCTACAAATTTTTGACTGGTTAGAAAAAGACGTACTTGAGATGCTTCAAGAAGGAGCACCAATCAATGGTCTTATGATCGATTCAGTTAAGTCTATTCGTTACCCTGGAGACATCAAGGCTAAATCTACTGACTTAAGTATGGGTGGATCTGGAGCTAAGTATCTTGGACCTGCACTTAAAGGACTTCTTCCTATAATTAGAACTTATAGTATTACAACTATTCTAGTTCAACAAGTATATGAAGAGATGGATCAATACAAGAAAATGAATAATCCGTGGATTATTCCTGATGGACGAAGCTTAAAGCACTTCTGTGATTATATGTTACAAGTAGAGAGAATCGACTCTAAAGCAGGACGTATTGAAGAGGGTGGAACAATTGCTGGTGGAGCTCACCAAGTTGGTCACAAAGTTCGTGTTAAAGGTAAGAAGAATAGAGTTGGTGCTCCATATAGAGTAGCTGAATTCTCTCTTCGTTACGATACAGGTATTGTAGATACAGAGTCTGAGATTTATGAGCTAGCTAAGAGTATGGGTATTATCTATCACCCAATCACAGCTGCAACTGGTAAACCAAACAACATGATGTGGGCATTTAAAGATTATCCACATGTTAAAGGTGAAGCTAATATGAAGCAATTCATTACAGCTGATCAGAAAATTCTTCATGAAGCGTATGAAGCTTGTTTGAGTGCAGATGATGCAATGGTTGCTGTTAGAAATCAAACTGTAGTTACTACTGATATCGATATGGAAAATATCGCTGAGGACCTGTAATTGAGAGTTTCTGAAGAAATTGAAAAAATAGTTTATAGAATGATGGAGTCGTTTATGGTTATAGACGACTCTACTATTTGTTGGCTTGGGGTCGACAGATATAAACAATTTCAAAAAGAATCATATGAAAACATGAGAATGACAACAAGCAGAGATCGTCCTCACGACTTAAATATAACTAAATACTTCACAATGTGTGGTGCTGTCACTATTAGGGTAAACCCTAAATTGCACCCAGAACATCTTTCAATCGGTAGAATAACTCTAATGGATTTCTTTATAGAGGATATACTGCTTGGAGATGAAAACATTATTGGTGACGATTATAATATTCCAGGTTCTGATTTTGGGTTTTACTCAGGGTCGGACTTACCAACTACGAAGCCAAGTAAATAAGCAAGAAGCTTGTATCAAAGAAGTCTTAGCTAAAGACATCAATCTAAACACATTTTATAATCACAAGATAGAACCTAATACTTTATGGATGCATGCTGAAGCAGCTGTAGCTTTAAGGTATCAATCTTGTTTATGGAGAAAGTAATTGAAAATCTGTAGTAAATGCTCTGAAAATAGAGAATTAACTGATTTCTATAAAGATAAAAATGCTAAAGGTGGATTTAGAGCTGTTTGTAAGTTCTGTGATGTAATTAAAGCAAAGAAGTGGAATACTGTTAATAAAGAAAAACATTGTAGTCATCAAAAACTTTATAGAGAAAGCAATAGACAAGCAACTAGAGACCAAAGATATAAATATGCAAAAGCAAATGTTTATAAGATAAATGCTCTATCTGCTAAACATAGAGCAGAGAAAATTAAAGCTACAATAGGTAATTATGATTTGGAAATACAACAATTCTATAAAGACTGTCCCAAAGGTTTTCATGTCGACCATGTGGTTCCACTTAGGGGCAAAACAGTATGCGGTTTACATGTGCCTTGGAATTTACAAATAATAACATCAACTGAAAACTTAAGTAAAGGAAACAAATTATATGTCTAAAATTCTATTTCTTGGCGACCCACATCTTAAGATAAATAACTTTGAACAAAGTAAAGCTTTTTTACTTTGGGCCGAAGAAATGGCTGTACAATACAAGCCGGATGTGGTATGCAATCTTGGAGATACTTTTGATAGTCATGCTGTACTTAGATCTGAATTATTGAAAGAGTTTGGAGATCACGTAACTAGACTTACAACCAAAGGCTTTGATTATTGGTATGTTTTGGGTAATCATGATTTTTATACCCCTAAGAACTCTAAGTACCACGCTCTACAAACATTTTCTATTCCTAAATTTACAGTGTTCGACAAAGTAACAGAACTACAAGGAATAACAATTGTTCCTTATGTTGCAGAATTCAAAGACTTTCCTCTTCAAACTCAATCTATCTGCATTACGCATAATACATTCATTGGTACTGATTATGGCTTTAAAAGAGAAGATGCCGGTGTTAATGCCGACAAAGTAACAGCAGATATCATCATTTCTGGGCATATTCATAAAAGACAGAACTTTGGTAAAGTTGTTTATCCAGGTACACCATTTGCACATAGTAGCTCAGACGTAGATCAAACTAAAGGAATACTTCTATTTGACACCGATACGTTTACTCAAACGTTCATTGAATCGCCATTCACAAGATGGAGAAGTGTAGAGTTTGAAGTTAATGCTACAGCTAGCTTAAAAGACTTACATTCTCTACTAGAAGTTGAACTTAATACTGAAGATAAGTGGATTATTAAAGTTACAGGGCCTAAGATAGAATTAGGTGCTTATTTCAAGTCGCAGCAGTTCCTTGATCTGATCAAAGATAAGAAAGTTGTAACGAAAGCTATACCTACAGATAAGCAAAAACAGAAGGTACAGATCAAAGCTACATCAATAGAAGACATTATGTCTGAATATGTTGATAAAATATATGATGGTAGCTTAGATAAGCAGTTGATTTTACGTAAAATTACAGATATTATAACGAATACAAAGTAAAAGCTGGTATAATACAGGTGAGGTATTAGTATGATTTTTATTGACCATCACAAATGGCTAGTTGAAAGCAATCTTTTAACTGAAGAAATGAAGAATAATGTGGCAATGTTGTCATATTGTTTAATAGAAGATACAATTGATGCTTCAACGAGCATTGACTTTGAAGGTAAGCTAGTGACTTATAAGCTAATTATTGGAGAAGAATTATTCAAGAACCTTAAACTCCTTGAAAAGTATGAAAGTGGGGAGAAACTGGGATTCTTTGAAATTAGAAGACTTAAGAAGTTTCTAATAGCTAAGAAAGCAACAGATGAGAGTGGTTTAGGATATAAATTAGAAGAAATTGGAAATCAGTTTATTAAAGCTTATTTTAATAAAGAATGGAATACAAAGGTATATTACAAAAGTGTAAAAGATTATGATGGCAAAAAAGATCTATGGCTACATGGCGAGAACAATAAACGAACTGACTAAGGATGAGGACGTTAGACAAGAATTATGGCTCTATCTATTAGAGGGTAATTCTGTTTTCACCATTAAAGATCAATACCAGCGAATTTCTTTTAAACAAAATACATATCTGGAGCGAGAAAATGGCACTAAAAAGAAACTTTAGCGAAGATGAGAAATTCGGACTTACTCAGCAAGAAATAGAAGCTGGTGAGAAGTATTTAAGAAAAAACAAAACAATAGGAGCAATTCCTACTGCTGAATCTATTAAAGTATATGAGTTATTTATGGTTGGGTGTTCATTTAATGAAATCCACCACCAATTCCCTCAATATGAACTAGGACAAATTGTACTTACTGCTGCTTTACAAAAATGGGCACATGATAGAGAGAAAATGCACTCATCTCTTAGAGATAGAGTTAAAGCTAAGGTAGTCAAGAGTGTTATTGAACAAACAGACTTTCTAACTGCTATGTTATCTGTTGCTTCTGCTGAGCACATGAAACAAATGAGAGACTATATTCTTGATCCAAATTCTCCTAAACCAAGTTTAAGAATTACTTCTATTAAAGATTATAAAGAGATTACAGAAACTCTTGCTAAGATCGTTCAAGGTGCTACTCCAAATGCTAAAGATAATAAAATGTCTCCAATGTTTGATGCTTTAGCTCCACAAGTAGAAAAGAAAACATCTTCTGCACCAAAAGAAGAAGATATTGATCTAGATTCGTTGTTAAACGAGGATAAGTAATGAGTACTAAGAAGCCAAAAACAGGCTTAGACGCCCTATCGATTGAGCAAAGAAAGAAAATATTCTTCAAGAAGTGTACAACTAAAGAAGAACTTTCTAAGTTCATTCAATTGTTTTTCGGTCTTCATCTTCCGGACGTTACGGTATCAAGGTTCGCCGATACAAACCCTCTACAGATCATCTGGGAGGTTTATGACATCTGTGTTAATAAGAACAACCCAGAAAACATCGAAGAATTATTATATGTTGCTGGTCGAGGATCTGGAAAGACTCTTGGTATGGCAATCGCAGAACTTTTAGTTATGCTACATGATGGACGTGATGTTTGTCATATTGGTGCGGTTCTTGCACAGGCTAAACGTTGTTATGAGTATCAAACTAAGTTTATGCTCTCATCTCGTATTCGTTCAATCATTGAAGACAAAACTGTTGCTCAAGAAGATAGAGTTCTTCAAAAGTTGAACATGGAAAAGTCTACATTTAATATTGACGGAGACTTAGTAACACTAGAAGTTCTTCCTTGTACGCTTAAAGCATGTAACGGACCTCACGTTCCTTTAGTTGTAACAGATGAGATCGATACAGTAACAGGTGAAGGATTAAAGGCCTTTAAAGAGATTGCAGGTATGCTCGATTCAAAGGGTGGAAAGATTGCCTTGAGAGTTGGTATTTCGACACGTAAATCTCGATACGGATTAATGAACAAGATGATTGAAGAAGCTGAACAAGCTGGTCGTCACGTCCGTAAGTGGACTGCTTTTGAATTTACGGCTAGATGCCCAGATTCAAGAAGTGGAACTAAACCTACTAGCTCGTACCACATTATTGATGATATGGAAGTAATTGATGAAGCTACATTTAAATTAAAAGATCAAAAGAAAGCAAAAGAATATGTTCACCATACTATGCCAGGTGAAAACTGTCTTAAGTGTCCAGCTGCAGCTATTTGCTTAGGTGATGCTAAGAGACAAACATCTAAGTCAACTATGTTAAAGCCAGTTGGCGAGTTAATTCAGAAGGTAAGATCTGAAAGTACAGATTGGGCACTTGCACAGCTTATGAACCTTAAGCCTTCACTTGAAGGTGTTATTTATAAAGAATTTGAAGAAAAACTACATGTTAATACATGGAATCAGATGTGGCAAAAACTTACAGGAACAGAATTTCCTGGAGAATGTACACATGATATGTTCGTTAAAAAATGTCATGCAATGCAACTTAACTGCTATGCTGGCGTCGACTGGGGTTGGAGTAATCCAAACACTGTTGTTTACTTCTTTATGGATAGAAAAGATAATGTATTCGTAGTTCGTTCTGATGGTATGACATATATTTCTCAGCCAGATTGGGTACATCATTTAAAAACAAGATGGCACAACATGTATAGATGTCAACTTTACTTTCCAGATATCGCCGATCAAGGTGCCGTAACTGAGATGAGAAAAGCTGGATTACCAACTGCATCTGAAAATGATAAATCAATCAATACCGGAACACAAGTTATTAAAAAGCTTTTAAGAGTTCCAGGTACGACAGATACTAAAATGCATATTGCCAAAGAGACAAATGGGCCGTTAATCGAAGAGTTCCTCACTTACCACTTTAAAACCGCAGCAGACGGAACGATCACAGAAGTTCCAGATACTGAGTTTGACCACTGGTTAGATGCTCTCAGATACCCACTTTGTATGTTACTCGGGAAGAGCACTCTTCTTATGGGTAACGGTATGGACATCGAGGAGAAAAAGATTACAGATAATAGTGGTAGCTTCTTTAAGACTCCAACACCAGAAGAGTTTGCAGCTACAAATGGCATACAGTTTAATCCTGATGTCGACGTCTCAAATGTAGGAAAGATTGGGAAACCTTCTGACCTAGATAATAATGACGACGATGGTTGGTCTGGTGGCGGTGGTTTTCTCTGGTCGCTATAAGACAACAGAGAATAAGTATAACTATGAAAATGGAGAATTAATATGGCAAACTTTTGGGACGGATGGTTTGGTGACACAAAAGGAGAAATCGATGGCTTGCTAGCCAAAGGTGATCCAGATGCTGTACCTGAAATCGAAGTTAATACAGCTAGAGATGGACATGAAGAGGAGATTGGTCGTAAAGCAATCATCACTGATCCGTTTTTTGCTCAACAAAGCTCACAAACACTTTACAGAAATAAAGTATCAAGACTTTCAAACAAGACTCTAAAAGATGTATCTTTAAGAGATTGGCTTGTATCTGCTATTATTCAAAACAGAACTGATACTCTTATTAGGTTTTCTAGACCTCAATTAAAGAAATTTGATATGGGTTTCAGAATCGTTAAGAAAACAGAAGGTGAAGATTATTCACCAGCTGACAAAGAAGAGATTCAAAACTTAGAATCATTCATCTACAATTGTGGTCGCTTAGATCACACTCCAGATGATGACAAGATGTTATTTGGTGAGTTCATTAAGCTCGTAGTAAGAGATGCTCTTACATTTGGACATATTGGTGTTGAAAAGATCAAAACAAGACGAGGAGCTTTACACAGATTTAGACCTCTACCTTCTGAGAACCTTTACATTATCAATAAGAACATGAGCAAAGAGCAAGTTGAAGGAAATATGGAAGCTGTAAAAAACTTACAGAAGCCACAATCTAACAATGACCCTCTTAATACTATGACTACTTATGAACATCCAATTGATTATTATAAGTATATTCAAGTAGCTTTCGATCAAAGACCTCTTGCTGTATTCGGTGATGAAGATTTAGTATTCAAACTATTTAATCCTCAGAACTTCGCGGATAGTAATGGATATGCATACTCACCACTTGAGCTTGCTATATTAAACATTACTAATCACATGAATACTGAAACATACAACTCTAACTTCTTTACTCATGGTCAAGCTGCTAAAGGTGTATTACACTTAAAAGGTACTGTTACTCAATCTCAACTTGCTGCTTTCCGTAGACAATTCTATAACCTTATCAATGGTGCACAAAACGCATGGAGAACTCCTATCGTTGCTGGTCTTGATGATGTTCAATGGGTTCCAATGGCTGGTGGTTCTAAGGAGATGGAATATCTTAACTACAACATGCACTTAATGCGTGCTATTTGTACTCAATTCCAAATCGATCCTTTAGAACTTGGTCTTGATCTTCTTGTTACTGGTGGTAAAGCAATGAACCAACAGTCTGGAGAGTCTAAGATTGAATTCTCAAGAGAGAGAGGACTATATCCGATACTAATGTTCTTAGAAGACTTAATCAACCGTGACATCATTCCTGCGATTGACCCTGAATTGTCAAAGAAATATCGGTTCCAATTCGAAGGATATACTGACGAAACTCCACAAACTGAAGTGGCACTGCTACAAGCGGAAATGACAGTTAATAAATCTATGAATGATCTTCTTGTTGCTGCGCGCAAAGAGAAAATCAAACACCCAGTAGGTGATCTACCTATGAACCAAGCTTGGTGGGCTGTAGTAGAAAAGAATATGACTCGTGGAGAAATCAGAGAAGTTTTCTTTAAAGATAAAGAAGCTGCTGGTAAACCAGAATTACAATATATTCCTGGTGACCCAATGTTTCTACAATGGCAAACTTTACTTTTCCAAATTGAGCAAACTAAAGAACAAGCTAAACAAGCTGAAGCTCAAGCACAAGCTCAACAAGGTCAAGCATCTCATCAACAAGAGATGGATAAAGGTCAACATGCTCGTGAACAAGAGAAGCATGAAATGGAAATGGCTCAACTTAAAGGTCAAGCTGCTTACAACGCTACTCAACATAATAAAGATAATGTAACTCCCCCGAAAGCCGATTTATCTGGCAAACCTCCACAAAGATAAATCATAAGGGCTCTGCTACCACCAGAGCCCTTTTTCTAGTATCAAAAACCCATTCAGTATAATCTCGTCATGGATGATAAGGAATTTGATAAACACGTTTTAAAATTCACCATCTTGGGCTTAGTACTTATCGTATTTGGCTATATCTTAAGCAAATTCACAAATATATCAGATAAAGACGAAGAGGGTTAAATGACTTGGATATTACTTGAAGGTCTAGATAGAAGCGGAAAATCTTCTGTCGCCAATCATTATAAAAAATTAGGTTATCAAATCGTGCACATGTCTGCACCAGATAAAAAGTATTTTAAACCTGGATACAACGGTGAGTCGTATCTTGAAGAACTTGTAAGTTTATATTCTAAGCTTGAAGGTAAAAAAGTACTATTTGATCGCACTACATACGGTGAGCTAATCTGGCCAAATGTTTATGGTCGTCAACCTATGTTAAGCGAAGAAGATATTGATTATTTATCAGGTATTGAGCGTAATAATAGTGCAGAGCGCATACTTATGTATGATTCTAATGTAGAAATGCATTGGAAACGTTGTGTAGACAATAATGAACCACTAACTAGACAACAGTTTGGTAGAGCTAATATTTTTTATGACAGGCTGGTAAAAGACTATGGATTCGTTAAAAAACAACTTTCAGATTTTCCAGGACTTGCTCCAGAAGGATCCACGAGAAATGACGGACAGAGAGTATCTTCAGATGAATCAACTTCGAACAGCTTACATGAACATGGTGGAGACACTAATGCTTCTGGGCAAGATAACGGAAATTCCAAAATGGGAAAAGAATCAGAACTTCCAGTTCGCGCTGTCCAGGCAAATCATAGCGATGTGGGAAGTATCGAGGACAAGCTTGAACGAGCCAACGCTATCAGAACATTGCTCCAAGGCACGATCCTTAAAAAGAAAGGTGGAGCTTATGATGACATTGAGCAGGTTCTTCGGGGATTCCTTCAGTCTGAGTTGGATCAACTCTTTGAAGGACCGAAGAGAAATACAGCGTTTTCAGACGAGGAAACTACTATTCTAAAACTTTATGTAGCAAGAATTAAAGAGAGTATGAAAAAATAATGGCAAAATTATTAAAAACTATATTAGATATACAAGCAACGAACCCACAATTAGCTTTGTGTGGTTCTGCTGCTTTAATATATGCTGGTCTTTTGCCAAAAAGAGATATTGGTGATTTAGATTTCGTTCTTAATAAGAGGCATGTAGATGCTTTACAGGGTATTTACAACCTAAGAGCAGATGTATACCCTGAGCAAAAAGACGATAGATATCAAAGTTATCATGGTAATTGGTCATTTTCTGGATTATTTAGTGGATATAAGATCAATTTATTAGTATTTAATGATGACATCTTACTTACTTCAGAAGCTGTTATTTTTGAAGGTGAACACATAAAGGTTCAAACATTAGACAACATCCTTAAATGGAAAGAAAAGTATAACAGACCCAAAGATATTAAAGATTTAAACGATATAACAACCAAAGCAGTACAAGACATATTATTGAGTTAATTCAGGAGGAATTATGAAAGGACAAAGATTACAACCACAAAAGAGCGGTAAAGATAAAATGAGAGAATTGGACGTAGCAGTTCAAAACGCAGAGATGGCAACAAGAATCTCTCAGATGATGCTAAAGCAAGTATTGGAGCAATTCCAAGGTCTACGTAGAGACGTAGATAACTCAATGGGAATCTTAAATGACTTCCAATATAGAACTCTTGCTATGCTTGAACTAAGTGGTCAAGATAAAAAAGAAGTAGATAAAGTAGCAGAAAAATATAAACTTGCTGACTACACTAAAGCATCAGACTCAGAAGATGCTATCAAAGGTTACAAAAATGATGATGCGGGAACAATCACAGAACAGTCGATTGTTATTATCACTTCAGTAACCGATGGTGATGAAGATAAGGGGATTTTTAGAAGTAAGTTCAACATGAAAGAATGTCAAACAGAATCACTAAGAAACAAACTCCTTGGATCCACAGTTGGATCAGTAATTGAAGAAGAGATTAATGGTGAGAAACACACTATTACAATATTAGGCCTAAGAAAAACAGTAGAAGGGGAAACAGTTGGAGAAGAAAACAAAAGTAATTAATATGTTAGGCGGCAGCGGATTAGGTAAGTCTACCACCGCTGCTGGTCTTTATCACAGAATGAAATCAGATGGCTTAAATGTAGAACTCGTAAGAGAATATGTTAAAGCTTGGGCTTGGAGCGGAACTAAAGTTGGCCAATATGATCAAATTTACATTTTCGGTAAGCAAGCTAGATCTGAATACATGCTTTATGGAAAGGTAGACTATATAATCACCGATTCACCTATACTACTATCTCCCGTTTATGAGAAGTTCTATAATAACGGTGATTCAATGGTAGAAGTTGCTGCTCTTAAGTTCTTACAAAAAGCAGAAGCAAATGGGATTAAACATATCAATTTCCTCCTTGAGAGAAAGAAGAAGTTCAACCCAGAAGGAAGATATGAAACTGAAGAGCAAGCTAAAGAAGTGGACAAACGAGTGTCTTTATTTCTTCAAGAGCATAGTATTGATAATGTCATTGTTGATTGCTCGGACTCCGAAAGAATAGATTTTATGATGAATCACTTAAAGGATTTATGACAGATAGACCAATGGACCCAAGATGCCCTAGAAAGTTAGACGAATTACCGTGCGAGTATTGTCCTCTTGCTGTACTTCGTCTTAAAGCTTTGAGAAATTCTCCTGATGAATTAACAGAAGAGCAAGAAGCTAAACTTCCAGGTTGTCCGTGGTCCATTGCTCATCAACTTTCTAATTACTGCTTCTTTAATTATGTAAAAGACTATCTATCAGAAGTTCCCTCAGATAAAGAAATTGCTCATATGAATAATGTATCTGTTGAAACTGTTAAGAAAATAGAATCAAAAGCCATGGAAAAGATCAAAGAGATGGACATTATTAAGGACATGAATAATGATGAATAATAAATATACAACTACTATAGAAAAAGAAATGGCAACAAAAAGACTTCTTAAGACATTTCGTAGATTTGGAATTGCAAAGCCAGATCCTATTGAAGCAATGATGGAAGCTGGTGCAGCACATTTAGAA